ATCCTCGCCGCACCGACTGCTGATCCGCAAGCCGCCACGCTCGATACGCCGGCCGCCCAGCAACTGACCGAGGCCGATATTCAGCGCCTCACCACGGAGCGCGAGGAACAGGAAAAGCAGTTTCGAGCCGCCCTGAAGGGCATTTACGGTGACGGGTTTCCCGTGGCTGACCTGTCGGACGATGCGTTGCAGAGCGGGTCGAAATGGCGGGCGTGGGCTGACGAACGGTGGTTGGTGCATACGCCGGGTGTCCAGCAGATGATTTGGAACGCAGAGCGCAATCGGGCCTTTCGCGGCGGGTCGCAGTACTTGTCGCGCACCGGCCAGAACGGGCAGTACAAAGAACCGCCTCAGCCGAAAGATGTCGTGCGGATTACCGACAATCTGATTCGTCCGGGGTTGGCGTGGGCGTTGCAAGTCATGACGGAACAGCGTCCAGGCTTTCGGTTCACGCCGTTTGAAGGCGATCCGACCCGTGAACGCTATGCCGAGGCCAAGCAGCGGGCCGTCGAGTACAACTTCGATGAAGCGAAGATGCGCGGAAAGTTCAAAGAAGGGGCGTTCTGGTGCCAGACGGATGGCACGGCGTTCCTCTTGTCTTTCTGGAACCCGAATAAAGGGCCACGCGAGATCATCGAACCGGGATCGCCCAAGCGTCCGTTAGGCGATCCAGACAGTCAGGTGTACCGCATTGAGCAAGTGCGCGTCTCTGCCGATGCCACGGCGACGGTGCGGCCGACGTACTGGCTCCTGAAGGACATTATGCCACAGCAACAGGCGGTGGCGTTGTACGGCGCTGATGTGATGGGCGAGGAAGATTCGTCCGTCTTAGCGTATCAAGGCAGTCAGTTTGGCACCACGAACCCTTATCTGCTCCAGCCGTTGACGCAGAGTATGCCGGTGGTGGCGCGGTACATTATTTTCTGCGATCGCAACGAATATCTGCCGAACGGAATGTGTTGCATCATTGTCGGCAATAAGTTGGTGTCGGCCCCGATGCCGCTGATGACGAGCGGGGTGCCGGTTGTGCGGATTACCGACGGATCAGAAGATCCGGCGTTTTTCGTCAAGCCGGTGATGAACGAAATCATCCAGCCGCAGATGCGCGTCAATATGCTGCTCTCCAAGCTGTACGAGAGCGTGCGCGTCAACGCCGGCGGCCGGTTTATGTCCAAGTCCGGTGCGTTGGTCACGGAAACCTTCATTGGTGGGCAGGCCAGCGTGATTGAAGTGCGCGGCGGTGGCCCGATCAGCGATACGATTCAGCCCGTACAGGGCTTTTCGGTGGGCGAAGATGTCAAGTTCGCGCTGTCCTATGAGCGCAAGTCGATTGAAGATCGCGATGGGTGGAGCGATACGGCGCGTGGGCAGTTCACCGCCGATCAGTCGGGCCGTGCTATCCTCGCCATTCGCGAACAGTTGGAGCGGTCATTTGCCCCGTTCGTGATGGCACAAGCCGACGCCGCTTCCGAGTGGGCCAACCTATCGGTGGAGTGGATGAAGTTTGGCTACACCACGCCACGGTTCGTAGGCGTGATGGGCAAGAACCGCGCGGATTTGGCGGCGTCGATTACAGCAAAGGATCTGGACGGCATCGACAAGTGTTGGGTCGATCCGGAAACGATGATGCCAATGCCGCGCCCGTTGAAGTTGTGGCTCTTGCAGGATGCGTTCGAGAAGCACGTTATCGACGCCAAAGAATACCGCCGCCGGATGCCGTTTGCCTTTATGGGCGAGTTCTCGACGCCGGATGAAGCGCAGGAAGCGAAGGCGCGTCGGATTGTGATGCAGTTGATGTCTGGTCAGCCCGTCGAACCGACGGTGTGGCAGGACGATGAAGCGATCCAGCAGGACATCATCCAGCGCGATATTCTGTTGTCGGCCGATATCCCCCAGCCGGTGCGTCAGGCCGCTGACCAGAAATGGCAGTCGCTCGCGCAACAGCACCAAAAGAAGTCTGGCCCGCCGCCCGTCGATCCAAACAGTCCAGCCGGCGCGTACCAGAAGTTCATCAACGACACCACAGCAAAGGTGGTGCAACAGGCCGAGTTCGTCATCAAGGAAGCGGTGACCACACTGGAGTTGGCCGCGATTCCCGGAGCGCAGCCGTCGCCGGATGCGCCGATGCCGGGATCGTTGCCGGGGCCGAACGCTGGCTCTGGCTCCGCACCGAAGAATGGCCCAGCGGGTCACGACGGACGGAGTGCCGCTGGCAAGGGCTTGGCGCCAGACCCACGGCAGGCGCCGATCTCTGGCGCGAACCCGTCGATCGCCGCCGCCCCACTTTCGATGCAGAAAGGCGGGGAAACGGATCAAGCGATCGCCGCCCACGTTTTTGAACACACGGCCGCCAAATGATGCGCTCCGTAGTTCTACCTAGTGAAAGCAAGCAATGGGTGACAATGTTCCGCTTTCCCGTCGTTGCAGGGGGTCAGGCAACCCAGACGTGCGCTACGGCATCCGATCCGACTTTCCTCTCGCATCAAGCGTCCCAGAGGCAGGGGCGGTTCGGCCTCGGAGAAGGCCAGTTCCACGACAATAACGACGGGCCAGGGTGCAGCGGTGGTCAGAGCCTGGACTTGGTGAACGGTCGTGGAGGTCGAACAGCGGGTAGGGTTTGGTCGGTAGCATCGACGCCGGTGGGACACCCGTTACATCACCGCCCCGCAACCAGCAACCGTTGGTCAGGGGACGTACAGCATACCGTATTCGATTCCGCGTGTCAATGTGTCGTAGTGATACGCCTTGTTGTTCCTTCGCACCGCGATCCCCGTCGTGCGTCCATTTCGAGGAGTCTATGAGTACTACAGCCGATCAAGTGGCATCGCAGGCGCTGGGCGTTCCCGCCGCACCGTCGGAAGGCGGGTCGCGGGAAGATGTAATCCGTCGCATCACCGAACGGGCGGCGGCGGCTCCGATCCCAAATATTCCGGCGGCGGCAACCGTTACTGGGGCCGATCCGCTGGTCACGCCCACGGTTGACCTGACGGGCAAAGAACGGGTCGTTGACCCGAACGCCCCCTCGGTGGTCTTTCGGTCGCTGAGTGACGATGTGCTGGGGATTCCTGACCCGTCCGTGGCGCCGGTGGTGGAACCAACGGACGAGGTCTCCACGGAAGCAGCGGTAGCCCCTGACCAAGCCCAGCTCGAGAAGGGGATTGATGTCGGGACGGGTGACTCGTTGTTTCGGGTGCGCGATGCGGCGACGGGGCAGTTCAAGCAGCCCGGAACAGATGTCATTGAGTTGGCGTTCCGCGACGAAAATGGCAAGATCACGACGCACGAAAAAACATTGCCGGAACTGGCGCGGATGGCACGCGACGGGATTGCCGGCCAGAAGGTCATTGCGGAAGTGAAGTTGTACCGCGAGCGCGAACCGCATATCCAGAGCCGCATTCAGCAAGTGGAAGCGGAACGGGACGCGCAGATTGAGCTCAACCGTGCGATGTTGTCCAGTGAAGATGAATACATCCAGCGGGTGTTGGAGTATGCCGACGCCACTAGCCCCGAAAAGCGGCTGGCCCAACTGGAAGCAGAACGTAGCCGTGAGATGTCGGCCCGACAGAGCGCCGAAGAAACCCAACGGTTTACGCAGGAAGTGGCAGCGTTTCATTCGACCCGCATTGAGCCGGTCATTAATGCCGCGATTGCCGAACTCCCCGTCGAAATGGTGCTGGGCAAGATTGCCTACGACACCGACTTCCTGAAAGATGATACGGGCAAGATCCCGAAGGCCAGGTGGGGCGATTACGCCACCTACATCAACACGGCGTTCAAGTCGTGGGCGCGGGATAGCATTACCCAGCAACGGTCACAAAAAGCTGAAGCAGACCGCCTCCTCGCCGCTCGCGCCAGCGCGACCGTGGACTCCCTGACCTCGATGGGCCGCGCAATGTCGCCGCCGATCGGTGGGTCGCTGGTTGGGGATGCTCGACGGCCCGAAGCGCCGGCGCGTACCAAAGAGGAAGCGATGGAACGCATCATTTCACGGCGACGATAGCCGCCGTTCCCTCTGACATTTTTCGCAGGATATTCTGATGGCTCAGGCACCGATTTATATCTCCGATGCAGAACTTGCGGGCGACCTCAAGAATCTGTACACGGACATTCGCAACGAACTGTTCCCCATCTCGACCCCCCTCCTTGCCGCGATCAAGAAGCGCGGAGCTGATGGCGCGGATTCGGTGACGTGGGGCGGTAACAACGTCTACTTCGACATCGTGGTTGGCCCGCCGGTCAACTGGTCGTTCTCCAGCACCGGCCAGCTGCCGTACTCGTCGCAGGCGCAGGAAGTGCAGGGCAACGTGGGCATCTCGCGCTTCTACGTCACCCGCGCCTTCGACAACCTCGCGATCGTCGGCACGCAGTCGAAGGAAGGGGCGTTCATTTCGCTCCGCAACAAGATCACCCGCGAGTTCACGGGGGCGATGGAACTAGGTATGCAGGAAGCCCTCCACGGCAACGGCACGGGCGTCAAGGCGATCATCTCGTCCTCGGCTACCACGCTGACGTGCGTGGCGACCTCGCCGTATGGCATTTCGGGCGCCGGTCAGGGTGGTCTGTGGATTCAGAAGGGAATGTACCTCGCCGTCTACGATACGACGGGTACGACCCAGCGCGGCGTGGCGCAGGTGTCGGCGGTCAGCAACTCGTCCGATAACGTCACCATCACGTTTGCCACCGCGATCTCTGGTATGATCTCGACGGACGTGCTGGTGCAGGCGAACCAGAGCGGTTCGGCCCTGAACGCCTATTCCAACGGCATCACGAACATCGCCAATCGCGGTGGCTCGTACAACACGTTGCACGGGCAGTCGGCCGCGACCTACAAGCTGTGGGACTCGCTCCGCTTTGTTGCCGGCACGGATACGGACACGCTGTTCCCGCAGGAGATGGATGTCTGGAACCTCGCCGCGATTCTCGGCGCACGGTCGGGCAAGCGGGCGCTGGCGAACCCGAAGGAGTTCGTGATCGTCACGACCTACGGCATCCAGCAGCAGCTCATCGCCTCGGTGATCGGCCAGCGTACGATGCCGACGGGAATGGGCGCGAAGATCGAACTGCCGGGCGGCTACGAAGCCGAAAGCATCCTCGGTATTCCGATCATTGCCGACGAGTACTGCCCGGCGGGTACGCTCTATCTGCTCCACCGTCCGTCGCTCGGCTGGGTCGATGCCGCCGATTGGTCGCCGGTGCAGTACGAGAACTCGGGTGCCGTGCGCTTCATCAACGGCCAGGACGGGTTTGAAACGTCCTACAAGCAGTACTACAACGTAATGACCAATCGCCGCAACGCGCTGGCGATGATTACGGGCTACACGGATACGAAGCGTTACACGCCGGTCGTGTAACGGGTAGGACGGGGGCGTGACGCATTTCGGCGTCACGCCCCACCAGCACCAGACTGACCTTTTGATGGAGTGTTTCTGATGGCTTCACTTGCTGGCAAGGGCAATGCGGGCGCGTACTTCCCCGCCATTTTGCAGGCGACACCGGGAATGTTCGGGGTCGTGCCTGACCATACCTCGATCTTCCTCGGCACGGGTGGCACCGCGTTGGTGGCGTCTAGCACGATCGCGATTTACGCCGACATTACCAATCGCAACTTGTGGGTGATGGCAGCCAATCTGATTTGCCCGATTGCGGCCACGGGATCGGGTGCGATCACGATTACCCTGACGCGCTCGAACAACAGCGGCACGCCCACGGATGTCCTGTTGACGGCCGCCACGTCGCTCAAAAGCGATTTCGTGACCACGACGGGCGGTGGCTCGAACTACAACGTGCCGATTACGGCCACCACGCAGAACCGCTATCTCCTGCCGGGGGATACCCTGCGGGTGGATGCGATCGCGGCCGGTACGATCACGTTGCAGCCGACGGCGATTTTGGTGGTGGAGTTGTCGATTATCAAGTAGGTTCTTTTCCCTTCCGTTCACGGAGTCTTATGCTGCTCGACAAAGATGGAACGCCCGCGCCGCCACAGGCCGCGCTTGCGATGCTCAAAACGAAGTCCTCACGGCTCGGCCTGAAGATGTTTCCGTCGATGGCGGGCGCGTATTTTGGCGTCACCGAAGAATGGAAATGGGACGATCCGCGCCGTGTGCGGATTCAGCAGGGCGAGATCCCGCCGGGGTCAGACTTTGACCTCATCCATTCGTTCCCGCCGGATATGCGGGCCGAGGATTGCGCGGCGTGGGTGCAGGAGCGGTACGGGGATCGTATCCTTGATACCGCCGAAGCCGAAGCGGAATCGTTGCGTCGGTCGATCGAACTGGATCGCCGCAACATCGCCAAGAAAGAAGCCCGATTGGAGGCGTTCGAGCAGCAGAACGAACGGAAGGTACTTGATGATACGGCCCACCAGCGACGGGTGGCGGCAGGGATTGAAACTGCGCACCCGATGGTGGCCGGCTTTGGGGATACGCCCAAGCGTTCGACGGACAAAGCACCCAAGATCGTGATCGCTGACAAGTAACCGCAAGGACTCTGATGACGTGGACACGACAGCAGTATATGGACTTAGCCCGCGAAGTCTCGCAAACCGCTGGGAGTAACCAGTGGAGCGATGCGGTTGTTCGGACGTGGTGTGGTGTCGCGCATCGTCGGATGTGGAAAGAAGTACTGAACGCGAATAACGGCTACCGGATGGCGACCCTCTCGGTTACGCAGGACGCCAGCGGGCAGTTCTTGAAAACGGCGATGGACTCCGGGAGTGGGAATACGGCGCAGACCCACTACCGGATTCTGTCGTTGTGCGATGCCAACCAATATTTTTACCGCCAAGTCCGGTATCAAGATTACCCGACGCCTGGCGCCCCGACGATGCAACCGTATGTCTGGTATGAGTTCGGTTCATCGATTCAGGTAATGCCCGTGTCCAGCGGGACGGTACTGACGGTCACGGTCAACTGGATGCCCACGCGCATCGATAACTTGGCTGCGGATTCTGACACCGTGGATTGGATTGACGATTACGAATCCGCGATCTCGTTTTATGCCGCTGGGTTGATGGCGATGAAGGGCGGCAACGAAACCGAAGCGTCCCAAACGTACAAAGCGCAGGGAATGGAAATCATCAGCGATATGCTGAACGATCTGCGACGGGCGGGCAAAGACCCGACCCGGATGCGGTCGCCAGATAGCGCCGATATGTGGGGCGGCTGATGTCGCGCACAAGAGTGTTTGACTCCCAGCCCTCGTTTCAGGACGGCCTCAACACCGTGTCTGATCCGGCCTCATTGATGCCCACGCAAGCAACCCAGCTCACGAACTATCGGCTGAACGCGATCGGTGGCGCACAGAAGCGGGGCGGGACGCGCATCGCGGATAGCCCGACCGCCGCGATGCCTGGAGCCGTGACCTATGGCTTTTCGTGGGCCAATGCGACCCCGAACTACTCCATCCTTGTCACGGACAGTTCCGCGACAACGGGCTGGAATCGGGGCGTGTATTCCAGTGGCGCGATGGGATCGTGGCAGAGTTTGACGTTCTGCCAGCCGCCCACGTTGTTCACGATGTGTACCTCGCT